TGCTTTTCCAGGTCCTCATACTTATCTCCCTGCATCACATTGGCAGGCAGCAGCTCGTTGAAGGCATCGCGAAGCTTGGAGGTTACCTCTGGCTCCTCTACAGTATTACGCTTGTAATCCGTCGGAGGGTGCGAAAAGTCATAGTCAACGATTTGGTGACCGTGTTCTTTATAGATTAGGTAGGCCTTTTCAATGGCCTCGGAGTTAATCGAGTCCTTTCGCATTGTCGGACGGAGACATTATGTGTAGGTTTTACCCCACTCACCACTTAACTTTTTTCGACCAATAGCTGCCGGACATTTTACCGCCTTTTTTGATGTAGCCTTCGTGACGGGCGTTGAAAGCTTCTCGACGCTTCCGGTAGGATTCTGATTCCCCCTCTTTCTTAGGCGATCCTTTTACACCGCGCTGCCCAAAGCGAATGAGCTTTTCTTTCCCACCTTCGCAGGCTTTTACTACGTGACTTTTGTCCCCATGGGCCTCTGCGCGAGGCTTGTTGCACTCCATGCTGCCCTTATCTGCAAACTCGGGCATCGGGTACCCGATAGCCATTGCCTGCCGCTCAGCGTAGTCGCGTTTGAACTGTTCGAGGAGATCCTCGGGGAAATTACCGAACATGGTCACCTCGGCTTGTTCTGTTTGAGGGTTACTTTTTTCTGCGCCAGATCCTCTTCCAGGACCTGTTTACCCTCCCTGTTGGAACCTCGTTGGGGGTCCCGCTCGGCATTCCATTTGTGGTGGAGTTGGTTGTTCATGATTCGGCACCGAAACGAAGGTAGTCAGCCACAGAGGCCAGATTTTGAGAACTCATGGTGAGTTTAGTTGCACACCAGGGTTCGAGATTGTCATCCGGGTAGAGCATCCCGAGCATAATATCAATCTTCTCTCTCATCACACGCAGCTGATTGATTGCCATTGCTGCGTTGGGTTCCATTGATTGGAACGGGTCCGAGAAATCTTCCACCTCAGCGTAATTTGGTGCAGCGGCCATGGCCAGGTGGCTATTGCGGTTGGAGGACTTCACGATTTCCTCCGTGCGCGGCATGCGAATTCCCGCTTCCTTCATTTGGGGATTCTTGGCAGGGCCTGTCCCAGGCTCCTTCGGTAAATAGTTCGGAGTCATTTCAGCGGTGGCAATGTCACCTTCACCGTGTTCAGAGTCGGACTTTACCTTGACACAATTAGGTACTTTGCGACCGTTTTTAGTCTTCATGCCGATGGCTTGATAACCTTTCCAGCAAGGGTCGTCTTTCATTTTTTCGATGAAGTCGTCAGACCAACCGAGCCCTCTTAGTCTGTCAAAATTGTAATCAATCATCGGTGTGTCCATTGGCGTAGTGCCGAGAGTTCCTCCCGGATTTGCATAAGCTGATCGTGGGTGTCCTGCTGCCACCTTTCTTCGTTACGCATGTGAGTCAGAAGCTCAGATTTAGTTACGAACTTAGCGGGTATTTCAGCGCGGAGGTCATTGAAAGAATTTTCAATTTTTTCGATCTTCTGGACCAGCCCCGTAAGGTTCTGGCCGTTATACCGGAGCATTTCTTCGATCTTCTTGTGGTTTTTATCTAGCACCCAACCCAATCCAGAGAAGATGGTGGCAAAGGAGGCTACAACGCCAAGAATCTCTAACCCCATGGCTACTCCGTCGGTAGACCTGACTCACCAGCTGCCAGACGTTTCTTGACTGATTCGGGAAGACCCGATTCCCACCCGTGTTCCTTTGCAATCGAGATAATACGACGCATGATAGCGCGAGGGTTGGCAGCACGGCCAACAGAGGACCATGCAGCAGCCACGTCAACTGGACCTGCAATGGGGAAGGAAAGATCCGGACCTGCGAAAGAACCTTTCACTTTACCTTCCTTGAGAGCCTTGCGCTTCTCGGTGCTCCACTCACGGAACTCGGCATCTTTACGCTTTTTGTCGCGGCAGATGGCGCAGGTTCCGCAGTTACATTCCTTGAAGGAGGGAAGGGGCATGCTCAAGAGTTCCGAGTCCTGGGAATCGCCTTCGGCGAACCCGTACTCATTCTTCTTCATTTCCCGGAATGATGACATACGGGACTTCTTGCGATCGAAGATTTCCTTCATCGCATCTTTGCCATCGGCATTCTCGTTGTAGTCGCGATTAACCAGGCTGGCACGTTTCTCGCGATGCTCGGCATTCATCTTGAGAATGTTCTCGTTGTGGTTGCTCATCATTCCGTCCGGGCCTGGGCGCCACTTCTTGCCAGACTCGTTCATTTTCTTGAGTTGCTCGCCACTGATGGCGTTGCTGGCGTTGATTCCTCCCCCGACTCCGGGTAGAGTAACGCCACTGAAATCAAAAGAAGAACCAAACATTATTACGCTCCGGGCCAGTTAATTTTCTTGACCGAGAAGTCTTGATCCAGATCGCGAGGAGTAATTTTTGTTAACTCAAGGAACTGGTCAAGAGTCAGAGGTTTTATGGTTTTATTCTGAACAACCCCATAAACTTCCCCATTAGGTTGAATGGCGCCCCAACCCAACTTCTGCTCCAGTGCGCTCCGTGTGGCAGTTTCTTCCTCGGGGTCGTTTGGATCTAAAATTCCACGCAGAATGTAATTTTCGGGCAGTTTATCAACCAGGATTTTCTTCAAAATGAGCAACAGGCGCCCAGGCCCAACGATCTCCGACCCCTCCAGCTCCATGTGAGTTGATCCGTTTACCTTGAACCAACCGCAGTTACGAGTTAAATAGATGCTAACGGTATAACCCTCTCCTTCTCCCTCGATGATGATTTTCGGGCGTTCGTGAAGAACCACCGTCACTTTGTCGGGTAGGTCCGCCCTCAAGTAGTTAGCAAACACTGCAGCGTCTTCCAGGGTACGCCGATATGTGTCATCCCCTCTCCGTTGAATCTCCAGATTCATTAGGACGGTATGCCTATCCTGCAACTCACGTTCTTTTTGCAGGGTCTCGTGTGACCGAATAGAGAACATAATTGAGATCCTTCGTATGATCGGTTTTACCCTACTCGTCGCTTCCCTAGCTTCCCCCCGTAATTTCATTAACGAGGTGCTCAATTTCCTCGTCGCTCATTTCCTCAATTTCACCTTCGCCGTCCAATACTTCACCGGAGAGGTAGTCGTTAGGATTGAATGGGGCTTTCAGGTCTTCCTCGGGGCCTTTCCCGCTAGGGTATTTCCAGAGGCCCGTGTGGGCCAACCAGGGGGAAGTGTTTGTCACAACGTTGGTTGGCAAACCAGAGTTGTTTGCAATGTCTTCCTGGTCAGGTGAGGCCAGTTGTTGAGCGTAGGCGGCACGGAAGGCTTCGATTGTTTCGGCGTCAAAATCGCCACCAATTCGATTAGTCATGTTGGTTGATTACCTTTTTTGGATTTTACCCGACGGGTTCTGAAGCATCTTGCTGTTACCCATTAGCTTCTCTTTGTACTTGCCGACTTCTTTGGAGACCTCTGCACGCAGCTTGCCCTCCTGAATAAGCCGCTTCTTTTTCTCATCACGGGTCTCTTCTGGCTCCTGCTCCTCGGGGATCTCCGGTTCTTCCTCCATTTCAAGGATTTCGGTATCTACACCTTCGGGGTGAGTTTCCTGTGTAAGGCGATCTAGCAAAGCATCAAAATGGTCCCGCAAGCGGCGGCGACACACGCCCTCCACACTGACGGACATTGGACCACAGGGGATCTTGTGCTTCTCGATTAGGTCTTTAGCTCTCATTATGTCTCCCTTTGCGTGTTTTTACCCGTCAAGGTATCGTGCCCTAAACCCTTTGTGTTTCTTCCTTTTTCCTGCCGCCGTGGCGCATAGATGGCCGTCGTTTAGTCCGTATTTACGGGCTGCGTCGGCTACGCATTCAAACTCTTCTTCTTCCTTTGTTTCTACGTTTATGAGGACAATGGGTCTGGACCGAGGGTGACTTTTTCCCGTTTTTGGGTTTATATGCATATCTACAAGGCCCTGGGGGAGGGGCCTATTTCTCATTATTACTTTTAGTTTTTCTATGGTCTCCGGAGAGCGCTTCTTCCCTATCTGAGCCCTCGACCGTCGTTTCTTAGTTTCCTCAGTATCAACCCGTCCTTCCGGGGAAGGAGGATGTTTAGCTGAGGGGTTTATATTATAGCAGCACTTTTTCCCTACCCACATATCTAAAAGTGCTTGCTCTAAGATGGGCTCATTGCAGTCGTCACTCCAAACTTCCCATGCGAAGTCCTCAGGGCATTTACGCAAAGCATTTTGAAAAGGTAGGTTTGCTTTGGACCGAAGATGCTCTGCTTTACGTTTTTCAAAGTTACGGGTGCTCCCAATGTAAAACTTCCCGGTCTTGGTATTAGTAGCTTTGTAGGTTTGCATGGGTATATTATACTTATTTTTTACACGGGTAAGTCAGGCTGAGGTCCTCCGTGGCATCCAGCCGTCTGGGTAGGCATGGTAATGCTTACCCTTTTTCTTCTCCAGCCGGGGATGAGGATCTTCCCGGTTTGCCTCACGCATTGCTGTAATCATCGTGTCCCGCATTGAGCGTAGATGCTCACGAGGAACAGTGCAATGTTTACTGTCACGGAAAGACCGATAAGTGTGAGAAACATCCGAGGGGTCATCGTTTTGCAGCATCATGTTCCAGACACCGAGTGCCTGGGGGTCAGAGAGAATTCCTTGGGGCAGCTTTGACTCTATTTCAGAGCGCTCGGGGCGTCGGAAGCGGGTGTCTTTTCTCATTGCGATAGAAGCTCGTTGATAGTTGGAAGGTTGGACTCCATTACCTCTTTGATTCTGTTTTCCACGTGTCGTTTAGCTTGCTTATCCCCGGCAAATCCTGCCCCGCGAATAGTGCCGGTTGGTGATCCGGACCAAGCCTCGTCGTTGATGGCATTGGCTTGTCTTTGGGTGTTGAGAAGGGCTGTCGTCAAACGAGCAATCTTTGCAGTTCCTTCGGGCCCTTGACCTTCCCACTCGGAGAGTTTGCGTGCCATACGCGCCCCCAGTTCCGTGGAGGCTTTGGCATCCCACCCGGACCCCTCTTTGCCCCCGAAAAGGTACCACCCCTGGGTATTGTCTTTTCCTCCGCCCGTTCGCCCAATGTTTACGGCCTGGGACACGTTACGCGCCACGCCGCCCTCCTGAGACTGCGCCAGTCGGGTAATGATGCCCGAGTTGAGTTCTCTCCATCCTTTTGCGTCAAGGTCAGACTTGGATAAACCCGAGGCAGTGGCTAAAACTTGTGCCGCCGTTTTTGTTTTTGCATCCAACTCTTTTAGCAAAGTTCGCTTAGGGCTATCTCCGGCAGAGGCCTTATACATCGCATTACCGGAGCTTGCATAGAGAGACTGCTCAAAGGACAGATTGCTCTTGGCTTGATTGATGCGACCAAAGGTTAGAGTCCGGTTAGCGATACTGTTTGACCTTTGCTCTCCGGCTATGTTTTGAGGGACAGTGTGCTCCAAGTCAGCGGACATTAGTTGAATGCGCTGACGTGTATAGACATCCAAGCCGTTACTATCGAGGAATGCCTTCACAATGGAGTGACGGTTGGCCTGCAACCCCATTGAGTCAAGTTCTTTCTTTTGCTCTGGAGTGAGGTTGGCTGGGCGATTCATTGTGGGCGTAGAGCGTCCAGGAGTTGCCGTCCCCCAGTAGGGAATCTCGGCTCCTTTTTTGATGTCTCCTTTCTCCAGCAGTCGCTTAGCCACATCGTCTGGCACCGCAGCAATGAAGAGACGAACTTCCGCGTCACTGACATCTCTTTTCCAGTACCAAGAGAGAGCTTTCTCCATGGCATCGTTGAACTCTTTATTGGTTTTGTAAACACCGTTTTTCTGATTCTGGTAAATCTCTTCCAGCTCTTTGAAACGGGCTTGTTGTTTGGGTGATTTGAGTGCCTCCTGCATTTCAGGAGTAATCGCCTTTTCGGAGGCTTCGCGGGACTGGTGTCCCTGCAAAAGAGCCAAACTCAAGGCATGTTTGATTTTTTCTCTTGCTTCTTTCGGTGAAGCGGATTCTCTCTTTATGTTATCAATCTCTTGGCGCATAGCCTCATGACGTTGAGACAGACGTTGAGTTTTGAGGGAGGCTGTCAACATCCCTGCTTCCGGGGATGTTGGGCGATTCTTAACTCCCGTCAAATCAACATCGGGGCGCAGCTTGTCAAGTCCGGTAGTTCTCAGGAACGTTTTCTCCGCATCCTCCACACCGATTTGCCCGGAAGATGCTTGGCGTAGAATATACGCCCTTGCCGCTCTCACTTCCTTTTGCACGTTTACGGGGAGTTCCAGCACGCAATCTTTATTGTAGAAGATGCACGCTGCTCCGCAGGATTTCCCTTTTTTGCACTTATCTCTCTTGGCGCCAATTGTTCCTCGGGCAGCAGCGCTGCGCTCAGCGGATGCTTTTTCACCCTCGGTAACTTGACCGGTTCCCCACGAGAAGTCATAGAAAGGGACAGCACTCGGTGCGAGAGAAATGTTTGAAACTTTTTGCGGAGAGTGCTGACCCAGGTTCATGTTAGTCGTCGTAACGGTCAAGGATATGCGCAATAACGGAGTTGCGCACAATGTCTTCTTTCTGGAATTCCACCACACCTACTTCGGAAAGTTGGCGCAGGCGGTGAATGGCATCGACAAGCCCATTCTCGCGACGGAACACTTCAAGGTCCGTCTGTTTGGTGTCGCCGATGAGGCAGATTTTGGAATCTTTACCTACACGAGACAAGCAAGTTTTGATGTGTGAGGGCAGGAAGTTCTGCGACTCATCGACGATGATAAAGGCCTCGTTCAGTGAGCGGCCACGGATGTCTTCCAGAAGCACAGGCTCAATGATTTTCTTGTTGAGGAGGTATTCTGCTGCGCCCTGGGAGCGCATAATGCAAGGTAGGTTGTCTAAAACGGGGGCGATCAGGGGCGCGATCTTTTCAGAGAGATCGCCAGGTAAAGCGCCACGACCACGTTGGAACTCAACGCCTACATCACTACGGACATAGTAGACTTTATCGAATTGCCCCTCGGCAATTCCGAACAGTCCATAATGAAGTGCAATGAGAGTTTTGCCAGTTCCGGCACAGCCATGTGCCAGGGTGACCGTGTTTCGTTTAAAGCAGTTCCAGAGCTCTTCCTGTCGCCAGGTAAGAAACTTGGGTGGCTGAACGTCCATACCCTTGTGGTAGGAGTTCTCTAACATCTGGGCAGCTTCAGCGCGACGGTTCTTGCGCTTATCCTTGGAGGTGAGCATGTTAAATAAATTGACAACTGTGGGTAGATCATACGCTTCGTGTCCAATAAGCTCTACATGCAAATCACCCCCTTGAGAAATAGAATCGGGCATTGGAGGACTGCGACCGACCCTTATTTTTACCCGGCCACCCTTCCCCCTAGAGCATCCACCACGAGTCTTTCTCGTTTAACCAGGCAATGTAATCAATGCCAGCGCTCAGTGTAGTCGTCCCACCCGTTCTGTTTGCCACAGAACTCGGTAAATTTCTTTTGGTTGGGGTTCTCTCTTGCGGCCTTTTCAAGGTAGCGGTCTGCCGCCAGGTCGGTAATCAAAACTCTTGTCCCGAACTCTTGTTGCATGAGTTCAGCGTTACGGTCAATAGGAGAATTTGCCACGGTAATCTGTTGTAAACAACAGCAACTTTTATTTTATAAACGTGGTGGTTACCAATCACCACTTACAATTCAGTGTCCCACCCAATGTTTCTTGACCCCCCTCGAATCCCTCTTAAAAAATGAGAGCGATTATCAGCTTCACCGCTTACGGAATCATAATCCGGGTCGTTAAAGGCATGGTCAGAGGGGAACATTCGCAACCTTCCTCGAGATAAATTCTCAAACACGGTCTTGTTGCCGAAACCTGGGCGTGTCAAGTCTCCATAGAAACGCTTATTCTGTATAATAGCATCTTGAAGCCCTCGGTCAACGGTGTCTAGCTTCATCGAGTAGTAAGTTAACGCCCAAGTAAAGGCATCCGTCCTGTCATCGTGCTTCACAAATGGGAACGCCGTCAGTTCCTTGACGAAGGGGTCAATCCAGTCTCCTTCCACAAACTTGACACGAGCAAACTCCATTAGGGGAGCAACCGCCTGTAGGCGCACCGTTTTTGATTTTAACGGCTTCATCTCCTCGATTGGAATCTTTGCTTCTTTCTTGAGCATCTGGATAAGGGACTGCCCCGATGCAGCTTTCTCAATGCATAAAATGCGAGCGTCATAGTATGAATAAAGATGCTTGACCTTTGCGATTAAGTCCGGGAAACCGAGGCGCCCCGTTATCATCTCCCGAATGTACACAACGCCCGGGAACCGGTGGGAGATAGAGGCTACACAGATGGCCGTCTCATCCGCCATTTCCTTTTCAGAAAAAGCGCAGTCAACCGCTAGCCAAGTGAGGTCAAATCCGGGACACTTGTCCTTCTCAATACTTGTGATCCAGCTGTCTTTGATAATCTGACCTTCTGCAGCGACAGGGTTGCCTTGGTACAAGGCTGCAAAGGCAAATGAGCCCATGGTTTTTTTCTGAGCCATGAGCATGTCCACGGTAAATGCCGTATTGCTAGGCCAATGGGATTCCCCCAGCTCTCTTTCCAGGGGATCTCCATCAGCTTGTTCAGGCGTCTCAATCAGACCCGCAATGTTAACCCAACGCCACCCGTTCGGGTTTTCCTCCTCATCGTAAATCCCGTCGGCCTCCATCAACACGCCATGGAGGTCATGTTGGTGGAATCGGGTAGCAATCACCATTTGACACCAGTTGTTGGTGCGTCGGGTAGACGCCTGCTCGCCCCACCAGGATTCAAGTTGCTCCAGCGCTGCAGTAGATGTGGAGTCTTTCAGTGGGTCGTCCACGATCATGGCGCCAACGCCAGGGCTTGTAATGTTCGTAGTTCCTGCGGTGAACCCAGTCAGTACACCGCCCACAGATGTGGGCAAAATGTAGCCACCCCCCAGCATGTCATATTTTGAGTCGGGAGAGAACCCTTTCCAGTCTGGGAAGATTTTCCGAAACTCTGGGTGTTTCAGAAAGCCGATGGCATCACGAAAGAATTTGTTTGAAAGTTGTTGTCCATAAGACGCAATGATGTGTTGGGTTAGTTGGTCTCGGCCAAGCAACCAAGCAACAAACATCGACGCAAGCATAGACTTGCCCGAGCGTGGGGGACACGACACAATCAAGCGTCGATAGCGTTTATTGGCCAAATCCTCAAAAGCGGAGGCAATGATCTCGTGGAAAGCAACAACCTTGAGATCGCCTTTTTTCATAATGTCGGCAAATGCCAGAAAACAATTCTGGGCCGCCATATATTTATACTCCTCAATAACAGAGGCTGGCGCCTCCATCACGATGAGCTCTTGAATGCCACGAATGTATTTTCGCCAGCTGCTGTGCTCATCCAGCAATCTGGCTTTGGTGATAATCGGTCGCATGTTAGAAGTTTGAGATACGCTTCAAAAGTTCTTCGACCTTTCCGTCGTACTCCTTTGCTAACTCCTGCTCGGAAGGAGCTTCCTTGGCGGTAAGTAAGACAATGTCTTCGGTAATTTCCCGATGAGCTTTTACCGATGCTGTAAAAATCTGAACCAAATCCCGAGTAGAGCACTCAGACATCTGATCTTGAAGCAGACCGATGGCTTCGTTGGCAACTTTCAGAGCTTCCTGAGCCAGGAATTCTTTCTGTTTTACCACTTCGTCTTTGCGGTCTTCCATTAGTGGAGTCTCCTACGGCATTTAACACATCCACCTTTTGCGGGAGGCGGATTTCCCTTGTAGCTTTGCAAGGACCTTAAGATCCGTTTTGCTAATTCAGTGTTACCCGCAGCGACAGCAGCGTGG